TTCCGCGCGTTCCGCAACGCAGCGATGAACTTGACGACGACGGCGAACACCGTGCTCGCGCTCGACTCGCTGTCGTGGAACAACGGCGGCGGCACATGGGCCGCGCCCGCATACACCGTGCCGCGCGCCGGAACGTATCGCGTGTGCGTGCAAGTCGTCGCCAACACCGCGTCAAGCGCGCAGTTCGTCAATGCGGGACTGTCTCGCAACAACAATCTCGTCGGGCGCGCGACGTCCGGGTTCGGCACCGCCAACGCCGCGCAGACACAGACCGCGCAATACATCGACACGGTCGAGTGCGCGGCCGGTGATCAGCTGCGCGCGCTCGGATGGGCGTCAGCGGCGATCGCATTACAGGTCGGCTCGACGCTCTCGTTTATGACCGTCGACATGCTCGGCGGCGGCGGTCCGCCCGGTGAGCCCGGAGTGCCCGGTGCGGACTCGACGGTGGCGGGACCGCCCGGCGCCGCCGCCGGGTTCGGCACACCGACCGCGTCGGGGCTCGCCGCCGGTTCCGCGCCCACGGTCACGGCGTCGGGCCCCGACACGGCGAAGCTGTTCGTGTTCGGCATCCCCGCTGGTGAGCAAGGTCCGCCGGGCCCCGGCGTGCCGACGGGCGGAACGATGGGTCAGGTACTGACGCGCACCGGCTTCGCCGCGGGCGTCATCGACTGGGCCAACCCCGCGTTCGGGGCGGTCAGCGCCACGGTCGCAACCGACTTCAACGCGTGCACCGCGAGCGGCTTCTATCAGATCAACGAGTTCGCAACGAACGGCCCGCCCTTCCTCGGCCAAGCCACCGCGCCCGCCGTGTCCGGCACGCTCACCGTCGCGGCACAGAGTTCGACCGAACTCGTGCAGGTGTGGCAGATGCGCAACACGGGCGCGGCGGGAGATCCGGCGCGCTTGTGGATCCGCTCATGTACGGGCGGCGCGTGGCGACCGTGGACCAGTGTGCTCGGCGACCGTTATCCCGTCGCCGACTGCAACGCATTGCTCGCACACAACGGAGCGTGGCAGACGAACGCGTCGACGCTGAACGCGCCGGTCGCGGCGAACGGCATCGTGATGACGACGTGGCATGGCGCGGCCACGCAACCCACTTCGCAGTTTTGGGTGGGCGGCAGCCCGACGCCGATGTTGTTCTGGCGAGCCTTCGTCGGCTCGACGTGGACGGCATGGACGCAGCTGGCTGGGCCGCTCGTATGGACGAACGTCGTGACCGCGGGTTACACCGCCGCGGGCATCACAGCCGGGTCGCCGCCCCCGTCGATCGCACGCGTCGGCAACTTCGTCTATCTGCAAGGCGCGTTGACATTGCCGAGCCTGGCCTTCGCGAGCGGGTCGCTCACGCTGATGACGCTGCCCGCCGAGTGGCGACCGGGCAATCATCGTTACGTCGACATGCTGGCGATGAGCGCGACGGTGCGCGCTGTCGTGTCGGCGACGGTCAACTTCTCGTCGGGGTCGGTGATGATCCTCGACCCGATGGTGCCCGCGGTCGGTGCGATGACCGGGGTGCGGTTCTCGGGGAGCTACCCGATATGAGCGTCGAGTACCGCATGAACGTCGGTCCCGATTCGGGGATCAATCAACTTCGGCAGTCGCCCGAGATGCAGCGCTTCATGCTCGGCGTCGGCAATCAAGCCGCGAAGATCGCCCGGCAGTACGCGCTCGGCGACATCCGTGTCGAGCCCGCCGTCGGGTGGCGCGGTCGTCGTGCTGTCACGATCCGGCACTTGCATCCGCGTGCTCGTGCGGCCGAGTGGGGGATGGGCTCGACGTCGTTGTTCGGCTTGCGCCCGTTGCGCCACGCGCTCGACTGGGTGCGCGCGCAGGATGCGAACCGTCGGCTCGCGGGCAAGTCCCGCTTCGGTTCGTGATAGACGTCTAACATGACTCACTTCATCGAGAGCCCGATCCGCCCCCCGCTCGACATCGAGTTGGCGCTGCGCTCGGTCTTGCAACGCGCGCTCGCAGGGACGAACGTGAGAGTCGATGTTGCCTTCCCCGGCGTCGATCGACTCCCGAGTGTCTCGCTCGTGCGCGCGGGCGGCATCTCGGTGTGGCCGCACGGCGCCGTCGAGTACCCGCGCATCGACATCAACGCGTGGGCGAAGCATCGACAGCAAGCCGTCAATCTCGTGGGCGACGTGCTCGCCTACTTGCAGTCGCTCGAAGGCGACACGATCACCTTCGGCGACGCACGCTTCTCGTTGCGCGCCGTCGATGAGTCCGCAGGACTCACCGTCGGCCAGGACGAGAGCACCGCACAAGGGATCTACCGCGCGCTACGCACGGCCGATCTCACCGTTCGGCAAATGACCTACGCGATAGGAGCATCCGAATGACGCAAGTTGAACCAACCCCAGGGCTCGATGCCGATCAGATCGTTGTCGGTACCGCACGCGGCCCCGGCTTGTGGATTGCACCGCTCGACGCGGCGATGCCCGCCGACATCGATGAAGACTTCGGCGAAGGTTGGGTGTCGCTCGGGTACGCGAGCGAAGACGGCCCGACGATGGCAAGCTCGACCGACAGCGAAGACATCCGCGCGTGGCAGGCGCTCGGCGTGCTGCGCTCGATCATCACCGGCCGTACCGTCACGATCCAAGCACAACTCATGCAGTTCAATGTGCAGAACCTCGCGCTGTATTGGGACATCGACATGCCCGAAGCGCAGTCTGACGGCACGTTCGCGTTCCCGGTTCGTACCGACCAGGCCGGGCAGCGTCATCAGATCGCGATCGACGTGCGCGACGGCGACAACGAAGTGCGCTTCATCTTCCCGCGCTGCCAGTTGAACGCGGCAGGCGACTTGCAGTTCCAGCGTTCCGCGGCGGCACTGCTCGACGTCACGTTCGCCGCGCTCGAAGACGCCGGTCGCCTCGTCGAGATCCAGGGCAAGGTGCCAAGTTCGGGCATCGAAGGTGCCAGCGCGGCAGCCGTCAGTGGTTCGTCGAGCGGCGGTGCGCCACCCTCGGGGTTCTAGGTGACCGCGACGAACGGCGCGGACTCGGCCGGGTTCGATCTCGCCGGGTACCGCGCCGCGCATGCGGAAGCAACGCACAAGACGTTCCCGGTGAAGCTCGGTGCACACGAAGACGAAGCAGGTAACGTCGTCGTCGACGTCATCGAGTTTCCCGAGCAACGACAGTGGTCGCTCGACGCGCAAGACAAGTTCGCGCAAGGCGATGTCGTTGGCGGGTTCGAGATTCTGCTCGGGCCGGAACAATGGGCGCTCTTCCACTCCTATGACTGGCGCTTCGGGGAAGTCGAAGCACTGTTCGAGGCGGTCGCGAAGTGGTCGGGTTTCGAGATGGGTCAGGGCTCGTCGCCGCCGCGCGTGCGCGCGCTGACCCCAAGGTCGAGCTAGCACTCCTTCGCGCCTACGGGCTCGATGTGATGGACACCGACGTCACGCTGCGACGTGTCGCGTTGTGCTTGGGCGCGCTTCCGGCCGGGGAGTGGCCCGAGCAAGATCATGCGGGTTCGTGGACCGTCACCGACTATCTGCTCGCGTCGTTGATCGACGAAGTGCGACAGTTGACATGGCTCACCGCGAAGGCGAACGGCGCGAAGCAACTCGAACGACCGGCGCCGATGTACCGGCCGGGCACGTCGAAGGCGAAACCGCAACCGAAGAAGCAGAGTTGGGGCGACTTCGCCCGGCAACTCGCGAGCATCGCGAAGCGCAATGGCTGACGGCTTCATCGGGCAGGCGTTCGTTCAGATCTCGCCGAGCTTCGCCGGGTTCCAAACTGCCGTTCGGCGCGAGATGCAACGCACGATGGGCGGCGTCGGCAAGCAGGCCGGGGAAGAACTCGGCAAGGCGACATCGCAAGCATTTTCCCGATCGACCGCGCAGCAACTAAAACTTCCGGGATTCGACGCCGAAGCGAAGCGTGCGAGCAACACGATCACGCAGTCGCTCGGCAGGGCGTTCGCTGCTGCGCAATCAGCGGGTGGGCGAGCGGCGTCGGCGATCGGCGCGGCACTCGGGAAGCTCGGTGCCGCGGCGTCGCCGATCACGACTGCGTTCGGTCGCGCGTTCTCTGCTGTCGCGAGCGCAGGCGGGCGGGCGGCGAGCGCGATCTCGTCGGTGTTCGCCCGGCTCGGTGCGAGCGGCAACCCGATCGTCAACGGGCTCGGCCGCGCGTTCTCCGCGGTCACGACAGCCGGGGGCCGAGCCGCTTCGGCGATCGGCGGTGCGTTCGCCCGGTTAGGCGGCGCAGGCAACGCGGTTGTCACCGGACTCGGCCGAGCGTTCGCGGCGGTGACGTCGGCCGGTGGTCGAGCAGCGAGTGCGATCTCGTCGGCGTTCACACGCGTCGGTGCCGACGCCGGGCCCGCGATCAGTGCGCAACTGTCGCGCGCGTTCGAGGTGGTGACGCAAGGCGCGGGCCGGGCGGCGAGCACGATCAGTCAAGGCATCGGTCGCGTCGGCGTGTCGTCGATGAAGTCGCTCGGCATCACCGCAGGCATCGCGGGCGGCGCGATGGCCGGGGTCGGCATCTCCACGATCAAGACCGGCATCGGTTACAACACGCTCAATCAAACGGCGCGCGCCGCGTTCAAGACCATCCTCGGCAGCGGCGAAGCCGCGCAGAAGATGATGGACGACATCACGAAGTTCGCGCGCACGTCGCCGTTCCCGCGGCAAGCGTTCATCGAAGCGACGCAGCGCATGCTCGGCTTCGGCATCGAGGCGCAGAAGGTCATCCCGTACCTCGGCTCGATCCAAGACGCGATCGCCGCGACCGGAGGGAGTGCGCAGACACTCGACGAGATCACGCTCGTCATGTCGCAGATACAAGCGGCCGGGAAGATAACGGGCGTCGACTTGATGCAGTTCGCGCAACGCGGCATCAACGCGGCCGAGTTGATCGGTCTCGCGATGGGCAAGACCGCGACACAGATCAAGGAAGAGATCTCGACCGGCAGCTTCGACGCGACGACGGCGCTCGACGCGCTCGCCAAGGGCATGGAGATGCGCTTCGGCGGCGCGGCCGCGAACTTGAAGACGACGTGGGTCGGCGCGACCGATCGCATCAAGGGCGCGATGCGCGACATCGGCGGCGCGATCGTGCAGCCGTTCATCGATCCGCGTGGCGGCGGCGCAGCCGTCGACTTCGTGAACAAGCTCACCGACTTGCTGCGCGGCATCGAGCCCGCCGTTGCTCCGCTCGCCACCGCGCTCGGCGAGAAGCTGGCCGGAGCGATGTCGGTCGTCACCGGCTTGTTCGACCGCTGGACGCGTGCCATCAAGGAGATGGGCGTCGAGAACTTCGTCGAGCGCATCAAGGAACTTGCGCCCGTCATCGCCGGGATCGGTGGCGCAGCCGCGGTCGGCATCACGCCGATGCTGTCGAACCTCCCGGTCATCGGCGGCATGTTCAAGGGGCTCGCCGGGCCGGTCGGTCTCATCGGCGGCGAGATGAAGAACCTTGGGTCACAAGCGCTGTCGGTGCTGCCCGGCTTCAACGGTGTCGCCGAAGGCACGAAGATTCTCGGCATGACGATGAGCGGTCCGATGGCACTCGGGATCGCCGCCGCCGTCGCCGGGTTCGCGACGTTGATGATCGTGTCGCCTGAGTTCCGCGACGCGATCTTCGGCATCGTGCGCGTGATATGGGACGGACTGCAACCGGCGATCGACGCGATCATCCGCGCGTTCCGCGATCTCGGTCCGCCCGTCATGGACGTCGTGAAGGCGATCGGCTCGTTCCTCGGCGGCGCGCTCGAAGCGATGTTGCCGACGTTGAAAGAAGCGGCCGACTGGCTCGGGCAGGGACTCGCGATCGGGATCGATCTCGTGTCGGGCGCGTTGCAGATCGTGCTCCCGATGGTCGAGACGTTGCTCGGATGGTTCGAGAACTTGTTGCCGGTGCTCGGTCCGATCACGAAGGCGGTGCTCGCAGGCGCCGCCGCGTGGGCCGTTTACAAGACGACCGTCGGCATCGTGAACATCATCAAGGGAATCGTCACCGCGACGAAGCTGCTCACGTCGGGGCAACTCGCGCAGGCGATCGCGACGAAGATCGCCGCCGCCGCGCAATGGTTGTGGAACGCGGCGATGGCCGCGAACCCGATCGGCTTGATCGTCGCCGCGATCGCGTTGCTCATCGGCGGCATCATCCTCGCGTACAACAAGGTCGGATGGTTCCGGGCCGCGATCGACTGGCTCTGGCAGGCGATACAAGGTGTGTTCTATTGGATCGTCGACAACTGGAAGCTGCTCGCCGTCATCCTGCTCGCACCGATCGCACTGCCGCTCGCGGCCGCACTGGCGATCTTCTTCTTCTTCCGCGATCAGGTCATCGGCGTGTGGAATGCGGTGTACGGCGCGATCAAGGGAGCCGTCGACGCGATATGGGGAGCGATCCTCGTCGCGTTCAACTGGATCAAAAATAACTGGCCGTTGCTCGCCGCGATCATCCTCGCGCCGTTCATCTTGCCGCTCGCGATCGCGTTGCTCGCATTCACGTACTTCCGCAATGCGATCATCGCCGCATGGAACGCGGTCGGCGCCGCGTTCAACTGGGTGTGGGTCAACGTCATCAAGCGCGTGTGGGATGCGCTGAGCGCGGCCGTCAACTGGGTGTGGAACGCGGTGTTGCTGCCGACGTTCCGCGCGTACGTGGCGATATGGAACTGGCTCGGCGCCGCGTTCAACTGGGTGTGGGTCAACATCATTCAACGAGCGTGGTATGCGCTGCGTGACGCGATCTTGTGGGTGTGGGTGAACGTCATCCTTCGCACGTTCAACGCGTACATCGCGGTGTGGAACGCGCTCGGCGCCGCGTTCAACTGGGTGTGGGTGAACATCATTCAACGCGCGTGGAACGCGCTCGGTGCCGCGGTCAACTGGATGTGGACCGTCGTGATTCAACCGACGTGGAATCGCATCACGAGCTTGTGGAACGCGCTCGGCACGGGCATCAACTGGGTGTGGGTGAACGTCATTCAACGCGCGTGGGGGTTGATGGAAGACGGCTTGCGCGCGCTGCGCTCGACGTTCGAGTGGGCCGTCAACGCGATCGGCAAAGTGTGGGACGTCTTGAAGAAGGCGGTCGGCACGCCGATCAAGATCGTGATCGACAAGATCATCAACCCGTTGCTCGACGGCATCAACTGGCTTCTCGACAAGGTGGGGATCGACAAGATCCCGAAGATTGACTCGCGTTCGATCCCGACGTTCGCGCAAGGCGGACGCGTGCCGGGCGGGTGGGGCGGCGGCGATCGTGTGCCCGCGTTGCTCGAACCGGGCGAGTGGGTGCTCACGAAGCGCCAAGCCGCGGCGCTCGGGTACGGCAACCTTCGCAGCCTTCCGCGCTACGCGAGCGGCGGGCTCGTCGACTTCACCCCGTCGAACATCGTCGGCGACATCATCGACAAGGGAAAATCGATCGCCGGGGGCGTGTGGGACTTCGGCAAAGACGTCGTGAACGCAGCGACGAACATGCTGCGCAAGGTCGCCGCCGACGCGTTCGAGAAGATGGCGAACGTCACGATCCGCCCGCTCATCGACATGATCCCCGGCGACGCGGCGTGGGTGCAGTGGATGAAGAAGACCGCGCACTGGGTCATCGATCTCGGGATTCAACTCATCCGCGGCAAGGCCGAAGACGACGTGCCGTCGTTCGGCATGGGCATCGACGAGATCGTCGCGCAGATCATTGCGCAGTATCCGCAGCTACGCGTGACGAGCGCGTTGCGTCCCGGCGACACGAAGAGCTACCACTCGAAGAACCTCGCCCGAGATCTCGCCGGTCCCGTTCCGGTGATGGCCGAAGCGGGCGCGTGGGTGCAGCGCACGATGGCCGCGGCGTTGCTCGAAGGTATTCACAACCCGACGCTCTCGGTGAAGAACGGTCAGATCGTCCCGGCGAGCTTGTGGGGACCGGCAACATGGGCCGGGCACCGCGATCACTTGCACCTCGCGGCCGAAGCCGCAGCCGCGGGCGCGACGGTCGGCGGCACGCTCGGTGAGTGGGTCGCGACCGCGATCCGGGCGACGGGCGTGAACCCGGCGATATGGGCAGCCGCGATCTCGTATCAGATTCAGCGGGAGTCGGGCGGCAATCCGAGAGCGATCAACAACTGGGACATCAACGCGCAGAACGGCGTGCCGTCGAAGGGCCTCATGCAGGTCATCGACCCGACGTTCGCCGCGTACCGGCATCCGCAGTTGTCGCCGAACATTTGGGACCCGGTATCGAACATCGCCGCCGCGATCCGCTACATCATGGGCCGCTACGGCGCGAATCCGCATTCGCTCGGCCGGTGGCGTCCGGGCGGCGGCTACGACGCGGGCGGGTGGTTGCCGACCGGCGCGTCGATCGCGGTGAACAACACCGGTCGACCGGAGCCGGTGCTCACGCCGCGGCAGTGGGACGACTTGTCGCGTGCGGCGCAGGACGGTCAGAACATGGCGAGCGTCGTCGAGTTGCTGCGTCGCATCGCGTACGCAACCGAGCAGGGCACGAGCGTCGTCATCGACGGGCGCGAAGTCGCACGCGTCGTGGACCGAGAGATCGGATGGGTCTCGTGACTGATAGACGTCTAACATGACGATCACTTGGGACTGGGGCGACGGCACGACGACACAAGAAGGTGTCATCGCGCAACACACGTTCGCCGACTACGCGCAGCAAACGATTACTGCCACCGACGCGCAGGGCTTGACCGGCAGCGTCACCGTGACTGCACTGCCGTTGTGGGATACCGACTACTGGGACTCGACCAACTGGGGTGATTGATGCCGACCGGACGAATCCAGATCGCACCGCCGTCTGACCCCGGTGCGCCGTTCCCGATTCGCTCGCAAGAGTGGGGAAACGTCTTGTGGGATCAGTCGGTCAACGTGTTCGCCGATCCCACCGAGCGCAACGCGCAGTGGGCGCAGCCGCATGAAGGTGCGATGTCGTACTTGCTCTCGACGCAACAGGTCTCCGTGTTCGCTAACGGCGCATGGCGCATCGTCGCCATCGAACCGATACGGCCGCGCGGCATCGTCGTGCAGGGTCCGAGCACCGTCGCTCCGGCGATCAACTCGGTGCTGCCGATCAACGCCGTGCTCGAAGGTCCGTCGTCATGGCTGGCGAACAACACGATCACGCTGCCCGCTGGCGCGGGCGGGCTCTACCTCATCAACCTCACCATGCGCTACCAGAGCCCGACCGTCGCCGCGATCTCGGCGGAGTTGCGCAACGCGGCGGGCACAACCTACGCGCTCGTCGTCGGCGGGCTCGTGAACCCAGGCAACCCGAACAACTACATCTCGGGGTCGTGGCTGCGTCAATGCACCGACGGCGACACGTTCCGCGTGCACCACACCGGCAACCCGCCGACCAGTGGGAACGCTTCGATGCACCACCTCTCGCTCATCCGCGTCGGCGATCAGTTCGCGCCGTGATCGAGCGCCTGCCCGATGTGGTGTGGGACGGCCTGGCGCTGAACGACGAGCGCCCCGACGGCTCGTCGCTGATCGTCGAGGACTTCGAGGGGTGGTACGGCACACCCGAGACCGATCCGCAAGACGCCGAGCGCACGCTCGTCGACGGCATGGTGCTCGGGCCGAAGGTCACGAAGGCACGCGACATGATGCTGCACGGCATCCTCGTCGCGGGGACGCGCGAGACGCTCGTCGACGTGCACGATCAGCTTGCGATGCGCGCCGTCGCGAAAATACCGAGCGTCTTCGTCGTGAGCGACCCGATCCTCGGCATCCGCATGCTCGCCGAAGTGCGCGCGACCGGCACGTTCACGCAGACATGGCTCGGGCCGCTCGCGTTCCGCTACACGATCCCGGTGCGCGCTGTCGACCCGCGCAAGTACGGCGAGATGATGAACTCGATCGTGCTGCGCCCCGGTCATGTCGGCGCGTCGGGGCGCGAGTACGACCGCGCGTATACCGAAGGCGCGACGGCGCTCAGCGTGCGGGCTCGGCGGCTCTCGAACGGGCGCATCGTGCGCGCGAGCGCCGTGCCGAACGGCCGGTGGAGCTACGGCGAATATCAGGTGCCGAACCGGGCAACGCTCACGAACCGGGGCAGCGCCGACGCGCCGGTCATGGCAACGTGGCGCGGACCGCTCGGGCAGTCACGCTTGAGCGACGGCACGAGCTACATCGTCATGGCCGCGATCCCCGACGGGGTGACGATCTATGTGAACACCGAGACGCTCGCGACGAGCGCGCCGGGCGGGTACTCACGCGCGTCGTTCTTGTTAGCCGGGAGTTCGGCGCTACTCGTTCCGGCGCGCTCGTCGCGAGCGTGGTCGTTGTACGCACCGACGGGCAACGGTTCCGTCACCTTGGAGTGGAGAGAGTCGTGGGCGTGATTCTCCCCGCCGCGCATCCCGAAGCGCATCCGCCCGTGCTGCCCGGTAAGTGGTCGGTGTGGTGCGATCGCTTCGACGGCACCCCGCTCGGACCGATCCAAACGACGCAACTGCACTACTCGCAATCGTTGTCGGGTTTCGGGACCGGCGAGATGGAACTCGTCGTGAGCGAATCACCGCTCGACTTCACGGACTTGATGCGCTTGTGGTCATGGCGCGCGTGGGTGATGTACGACGACAAGCCGTTGTGGTGCGGTGTGCCGTCGGCGATCATCAGCGCGTCGCTGAACACCGTCACCGTGCAACTCACCGAGTTGTCGGGCTATCTCACGAAACGTGCGTTCGATGTCGCGGGCGGGGTGCGTTACGACCAGGTGGAGCAAGTCGAGATCGCACGACAGATCGCGGCGCCGATCACCGACATCGGCATGGCGCTCGTCGTCGAGCCGGGGCCGGGCTTCTTACGCGATCGCAGTTACACGTTCCTCGAAGGGCCGTACCGCTCGGACCTGCTCTCGAACTTGAGCAACGTCATTCAGGGACCGGAGTTTCGCGCCGAGTATGCGCTCGACACGTTGAACGCCCGCCCGACGGCGACGTTGCGCATCGCGTACCCGCGCGTCGGCACACCGGGCGCGCAGGTCGGGTTCATCGTCCCCGGCGACGCGATCGACCCGACGGTCACCTACGACGGACAGTTGATGCGGACGCGCACGTTCGCGGTCGGCGACCAACCCGAAGACGGCGACGCCGACAGCGACCGGCCGGTACAGATCGTCGACCGGCCGCAACCGCTCGTGCCGCGCATCGATCACATCGACGACTGGCCGGGTGTCATCATCTTGCAGACATTGCTCGACCGGGCGAACACGTACGCGCAGTTGTACGACACGCCGAGCTTGCAAGTGCAGGGCTCGACGTTCGAGACCGACCCCGAGTTGGGAACGTACGGGCTCGGCGACGACGTGTTCGTCTTCGTGCGCGACGCGCTGCACCCGGACTCGATGGTGCTCGACGGCCGACTGGCCGGGCTCGACGTCGACTGCGACTCGGGCAAGGTCGGGTGGACGGTCACGGTCACGTCGCCGCCGAGCCTCGGCCGACCAACATTATCGACGCGCATGGCGCGCGTCAGTGCTACGCAGGTCGCGATGTTCCGTCGCAACGCGACCCCAATCTAGGAGAAGCGATGACCGTCACCGGGTTGTTGATGTGGGGCCAGGCCGGGAGTTACGACGCGATCAGCGACCGGGAAGTCATCACCGCGCTCGCCGACAACCGTGTCGGTGTGCAGCGGCGCCCGACGTTCAGCGCGGGCTCGGGCATGACGGTGAACGTCTCGCCGTTCCGGGCGATCGTGTCGACCGGTGACGGCACCGCGTGTGTCGTCGCGACGCACGATCCCGTGGCCGTCATTCCCGCGGCGGGACCGGCGTCGGGCTCGCGCACCGATGTCGTGTGGATCGACGTCGATCCCGACGCGGCGCAGTGGTCACTCGCGCTCGTCCCCGAAGTGTCGACCGTCGGGCGTCTCGGCGTGCGGCTCGGCACGATCACCGTTCCCGCGAACGCGAACCTCGCGTCGCAGTGCACGTTCGCGCTCGTGCCCGTCGGGTTTCAGTCGATCACGAACCGCGGCGTCGTCGGCGGGGGCGGGCAGTTCCTCGGGCCGTACGACAACACGCGCAGCGTGCAGTTGATCGTCGGCACGTACGCACCGACGACGAACGCGCAGGGCGAGTTCAACATGGGCACGATCGACTTCAACCCGTCGTGCATCCTCGGCGCGATCGTGTCGCCCGTGCGCGGGCAGGCCGGGCATCCGTGGTTGCAAGGACGACTGTGCTTCGACACGTCGACGCTCGACACGCTGCGCTTCCAAGTGTGGAACATGACGGCGGGCGGACTACTCGTCAACGCGGCGACGGTGCTGTCGATCGCAGTGTTCTACCAAGCTCGGATCGCGTAATGCACTGGACCGCAATCATTCTCGACTTCGAGGGTGCGATCATCGCGGCGTTCGCCGCGTTCAGGCTGTTCGTCGAGGTGCTCGCACGCGTACGCTCGGCGCCGAAGAAGGGACACGACATGACACCGACCGAACCGACCGAACCGACCGAGCCCGAGCCCGAAGAAGAGCCCGTGCCCGCGGAATCGACCGACGAACCGGGCCACGATCATCTTGACGACGACGAAGACGCTTCGTGACCGGCCCGGTGTCGTTAGTTACCGTCCACCATCGTGGCGCGGGCACGCCGAGCGATGTCGTCGTCGACATCGGCGGGTACACGTATTGGATCGGCGTGTCGCGCTTCTCGCACTTGCGCACCGTGTGGCGATCGACGGCGACACGCGGATTCAACGGGCGCTCGCTCGATGTCTGTCTCAGCGGGAACCGCATGTTGCAGGGCGTCACCGCGAACGACATCGCGTTGATTCGCAATGCGGTCGCCGACGCGCGCGGCCGTCGTTACGTGACGAACAATCCGATGGTGCGCGCGCATCGCAACTCGCCGGGTTCGGCGACGGTGTGCCCCGGCTCGCACACGATGAACGTGTGGAATCAGATCGTCGCCGCATGCCAGGCCGGGACGGTGCCGCCGACCCCGCCACCCGCTCCCCCGCCACCCCCGGAGGTGCTCTTGACCACTGTCGCTAGTCCTCGTGTCACGAACGGCCGACGGGGCACGGCTCGACCGGTACCCGCGATCGGTGCGGTGCTGCTTGAGAACGGGGCGTCGCTGCGCGGCGATCAGCCGTCGGGACGCAATCGCGTGTTCGTCAATCCCGATCCGCTCGTGCGTTCGCGCAACGCGCGGCTCATCGACATCACGCCGACGGTCGGCAACGACGGCCGTCCCGACGGGCGCGGCATCGAAGAGTTGCGCGATCTCGGCAACAACGAAGTCGGCACCTACACGATCTTGTGGTCGTGACGTGGGTGACGGGTTTCGCGCTCGGGTTCATCGTCGGCTTCGGATTGTGCGTGCTGCTCGGCGTGGTGCTCAACGCGCGTGACGGATGATGTTAGACGTCTATCAACTGTGAGATGATCCGTACTCCCCATCCCTGCTAGCATCCCGAGCTTCCCCTATCGTCATCCTCATCACCATGAAAGGAAGCACATGGCAACCGTTGTTGACATTCCGACGACGATCCGGCAAGTAACGACCGCGTTGAACGGTCTCGGGAGATTGCTCAACGCGAAGCAGTGGGAACGCGCTGCGATCGTGTACGCGTTCACGCATGACGGGCGCGGCGAGAAACCGGGGAAACCCGGTTCTACCTTCACGTTCAAGGAGTTCGCCAAGCTCGGCATCAACGGATTGCGTGATCCTGATGTTGTGAGCGAGTACCGCCGTATATGGGCAAACGCGATCGAAGACGGGCACGCACCCGAATGCGTACCCGGCGACAGCGTTGAGCTACCGGTGATCGATTGGCCCGGACGGCAGGACGACAAGGGCAAGAAGCGGTACACGGAGACGACACCCGACGCGTTCGCCCGGCGCATCAACAACATGAAGCCCGACGAACGCGACGTGTTCGTGGAAGCAATGACGCAAGACCTCAAGCACGATGCGATCGAAGCGATCGTTGAGCGCACCGCCGAAGACCGCCCGGCGATCGTGCACAAGCAGCATCGCAAGATCATCGAACGTGAAGCTCGCGAAGACGCCGCGCGTCTTCGCGAGTTCGATGACAGCATGCGCCGCGCGTTGCCGATGCCGCAGGATCAAGCAACCGACTATCTCGACGGTGCCGCATCCGATCTCGCGAACGCGATCTTCTGTCGTGAAGAGTTCGGTCTTGAGTACCTCGATTCGTTCAACAAGGCGCTTGATCGTGTCGAGCGCAACTTGAAGGTGCTGCGCGGCAACGCTCGGCTTACCGACCGCGATCGGGAATGGGCGGCGAGCATCGGGGTGTCGTTGTGAACTACACCGCTGAGTTCGTTGACAAGCTCGTTGATCGCTACGTCAAGAAGATGAAACAACGGGGTGTGCAGCCGATCGGTTTTCGTACCGCGACCTTGGCAGCACTCGGCAACGTGACGGTTGTGAAGTTGAGTTCGCGGCTGCAAGTGCATCGCCAAGCGCAGCGTGCTGGCGACACGCGCTGGATACTCGCGTGTCGTGAGTACGGGCAGAAAGCGCGATGGGAGATACTTGCCGGACCGACCGCTGACACGAAGACGCGTGGCCGGGCGCGGGTGAAGGCAGCACGATGGTCGGCGCACGATCTGTTGCAGCGGTTGGTGAGTGATTGGCGGCACGAAGTGCAAGCCGCGGTGAAGGCGACCGGCACGCAAGCCGATACGACGGTTGATCTTGTTTTCGACAACTTCGTGCGGACGGTTGAAGCGGCGGAACGATTGGCAGCGGTCGCGCTCGACAACATCGCTGTGTGAGAAGTTAGCCGTCTAACTTCTCTGCGAACATGAAGCACCCCCGCTGCTAAACGGTCAGCGGGGGTGCTTTCATTCTGCACGCAGCGCGGGCACTACGGCGTGTCGATGGTGACGTTCATCTCGCTCATGCTTCACCAACTCCGATCTTGAGATCGGAGTTGAGCACCGTGCAATCCGGCAGAGCGTCGCGACTCAGTCGATGACAAGATCGAGCGCATCATCGACCAACTCGATCGCCTGTTCACGGCACAAGCGAAGATGACGATCGATGTGCTGGAACGCTTGGTGGTCTGACCAGGGCGAACACTGATCTCTGATAGACGTCTAACATCCGTAAGACTCGATCGTTGACTGAGTAATCGGGAGCGGCTACGTTTGCGCCCGGTATGACCGACTCGAAGCCACCATTCTGCGCATGCGGTTGCGGTGAGCGCGTACGGTCGAACAAGTCGGGGGTGTGGTCACGCTGGCGCCCCGGTCACCATCAACGCCGCGAAGGATGGCAGCAACGTCCGCGCCGACGACGCGCACGAGAAGTGCAACTCGCACTCTTCGATGAAGACGTCGGGCGATGAGTGTCGCACCCGACATGCAGACTCGCAGCGTGACGATCGACGTGCGCGGACTTCCGCGCCCGCAAGGCTCGATGCGACTGCACACGCTGCCGAACGGCAAGACCGCGGCGCGCTACCCCGCCGCCGTGTACGCATGGCGCGCCCAGGTGCAACAAGCCGCCGCCGACGCGTGCGCCGTACCGTTCGTCGGCGCCGTCGAGCTACGGCTCGGCTTCGATCTCCCCCGGCCGACCGGGCACTACGGCACCGGCCGCAACATCGGACGCGTGAAGCCGAGCGCACCGCCGCACCCGGCGATCATGCCCGATCTCGACAAGCTCGTGCGTTGCGTCGCCGACGCGATCACTGACGCGGGCGTGTGGCACGACGACGGGCAAGTGTGCTCGCTCGTGTGCGCGAAGCGTTACGCGGCCCCGCCCGGCGTGCACATCGTCATCACGGAGTTGCCGTGACGCGCAAGCCGCGACCGACCGCTGCCGACGCGCGCGTCGCGCAGTGCGCCCGCGACTACATCGCCGCGGTGCGCCGGTACAACGAGCGCGACCGCGATGACCTTGCGCTCGTGTCCGAGATCGAGCGCACGATGGACTTGCTCACCGCCGCGGTGGTCGACCGCGCCGTCGAAGACACGGAGCCCCTATGACCGAGATCGACGTCACGCAGCTTCCGAACATCACCGACCGGCGCGACCAGTGGGGGCGACTGCTCGTCGTCCCACCCTCGGGTGGGTCACCCGTCGGGTACACCCGCGTCACGACGGTCGCCAAGGCGCTCGACGAAGGGGGTGGGCTCGCCCCCTGGAAAGCCGCCATGACGGCTTCGGGGATCATCCGGCGCAAGGGACTGCGGGCACGGTGGGAGGCGCTCCTGGCGCAATACGGCGACCCCTGGTACGCATCCGCCGCCGCCAAGGAAGAAGCGAAGCGGCTCGTCGAAGAATGTGCTGCCGTCGGCGGGGCAAACGATCGGAGAGAGGTCGGCTCGTCACTCCATGCGATCACCGCCCTGGTCGACGCCGGGCGGACCCCGGCGCATCTCAGCGACGAGACCGAACGCGACGTGCGTGCGTACCGTGACGGGCTCGACGCGCAGGGCGTGCATGTCGTGCCCGGCGCGATCGAGACGACCGTCGTGCTCGATCAGCATCGGGTGGCCGGGACGTTCGACCGGCTCGTCACCGTGCCCGGCTTCGAGCTACCTCTCGTCGCCGATCTCAAGACCGGGGGGTCGCTCGACTACTCGTGGGGCGCGATCGCCGTGCAGCTTGCCGGGTACGCGCACGGCGAGTTCGTGTACGAACAAGGCGCGGCGCGCGACGGGCACGAAGACGCGCGACTGCCGATGCCGCAAGTGTCCCCGGCGTGGGGACTGACGATGTGGTTGCACGACGCGACGCTCGATCTGTACCTCGTGGATCTCACCGCAGGATGGGAAGCGTTCCAGCATTCGATGTGGGCGCGCGACTGGCGCCGGGCGCGACCGGCTGAACGGTTCGTGCGCGGCGACATGACCGGCACGCTGCAACGTGCGCTCGATGCGACTGCCGCACGAGATCGCGGCGTCGGTTCCGGGTCGACCAGCCAGTCGCAACCGGAACCGGCGCCGCCCGTGCAGCACGAGCAAGAGATGTTAGACGTCTATCAACGAGATGCGATCCGCACATGGTTGCAACATCGCATCGACACGATCGGGCAAGAGAACGCGCAAGCGCGTGCCGCGCTCGTGCATGCGTGGCCGGTCGACGTGCCGTCGCTGCGCGCGAGCACGGAGCACACCCCCGAGCAACTCGACGCGATCGAACGCGTCGTCGACGACATCGAGAAGCGCTACACGATCTCGTTCCCGACGAAGCGGCCCGACGTGCACGACGAAGCGGTGGCGCGCGTCATCACGATGTTTCCCGGCACGACCATCATCAACGAAAGGAACACACCATGACCGACTCCATCCCTCTCTCCGATCTCGAATCCGCGAACTCGGCGAAGTTCGAGAGCATCGGCGACGTGTACGAAGGCAAGATCATGTCGATCGATCATCGGCAGCAGACCGACCCGAAGACCGGGGAGAAGAAGTTTTTCCCGAGCGGCGACCCGATGATGCTGTTCGTCATCTCGATCAAGCCCGACGGCGCCGACGCGGTTGCGTTGTGGGCCAAGGGCGGACGGTTCGAGGCGAAGCAGGGCGAAGGCGAGTCGATGTTGTCGGCGATCGGCACCGCGGCTCGTGCGGCCGAAGCGACGACGGTCGAGGTGGGCGGGACGCTCGCGGTGAAGTTCACCGGACTGGGCGAAGCGAAGCCGGGGATGAACGCACCGAAGTTGTTCCGGGCGCAGTACCGTGCGCCCGTGCAGTCGATCGGTGCCGACGACTTGTTCTCGTCGTGACACTCACTCCCGAAGAAGAGGCGGCGCTGCTCGTGGCGCAGCATTACCTTCTCTTCGCGTTTCGCACACTGAACGAGCTACCGGAAAACCCGCCGAGCGCGGGGGCGTTGCTGTACGACGCGCAGGCACACATCGGCGACGCGTCGCGGCTCGTGCGTGAGTACGCGGCCCGCACGCGTCACCCGACGTCGAAGCGGGGCAACGGCGAAGGGAGTGTGCGCGACATCGCGCCGAGTTGACACTTCCATCCGAGTGACGTGCAACGACCCCGCTGCTCACGGCGGGGTCGTTGTTTCGCCACTCCCGTATGAAGGAGAACTCACTTGTGCGGGACACCGTAGCACTCGAATACTTCGATGCAGGGTGGCATCCGCTCCCCATCCCGGCGCAGCACAAGGGACCGCCCCCGGCCGGGCTCACCGGCACCGACGGGCGGGACATGACGCGCGATGACGTCGCCGCGTTGCGCTGGAACGGCAACATCGGGGTGCGTATGCCGGTCGACGTCATCGGGCTCGACGTCGACGCGTATCACGGCGGCAAGCAGACACTCGACGATCTGAAAGCGAAGCTCGGGCCGCTGCCGTTCACGCGCATCTCGCACTCGAACCGCGGTGATCAGTCGGGCATCCGGTTCTTCCGCGTGCCCGCAGGCTTGTTGTGGGTGACGTCGTTGCCGGGCATGGACATCGTGCAGCGCACGCATCGTTATGCGCTCGTGGCGCCGAGTGTGCATCCCGAAGGCCGTGCGTATGGGTGGTTCGATCAGTCGATCATGGCCGCGGCCGAGATCGTGCCGCGCGTCGACGAGCTTCCCGAGTTGCCGTGGGAGTGGATCGGCGAGTTGTCGCGGGCGGCAAGTACCGACGTGCGTTCGCATGCGGTCGACGCCGACGCGCTCACCATGTTCGTCGAAGCATGCGCGACCGGCGAAGCGCAAGGGTACGCGTCGGCGATCGTGCAGCACTTCGTCGACGAGACGAGCCGTGACGTGCACCGGGCACGGCACGACTCGATGCAGCACTGCTTGACGTGGGGGATGGAGTACGTGCGGTGCGGGGTGCTCGGATCGAAACCGACGTTGCAGGCGCTCGCCGAACGCTGGCACGAAGCACTCATGGCGACGGGCGAGACGCGGCGCGCCGAAGTGTCGTCGCCGTCGCGTTGCACCGAGTTCGAGGCGATGGTGCGTCACGCGGTCGGCAAGGCGAACGCGAAGACGAACGACGAGCTACTGGCGTTGCGGCACGCGGTGATCCCGCCGATCGCCGTGCCCGAGCCCGAACCCGAAGGAGAGCAGAAGTTAGACGTCTATCATCACTCGGCTCTCTATCTCAACTGGGACGAGTTCGAGCACCGAGACGTGACCGAACGATTCTGGCTCGTCGAAGACTTCTGGCCGGAAGGCCGGGCGATGGCCTTGTGGGCCGACGCCAAAGAAGGCAAGAGCGAGTTGGCGTTGTGGTGCGCGGCGAAACTGGCGATGGGAGAAGATCCCTGGACCGGCGTCGCGCAACCGCCGCTCGACATCGCGTACTTCGACTTCGAGATGACCGCCGACGATCTCGACGATCGCATCACCGGCTTCGGGTTCGGCTACGACCGGCTCGCGCACCTGCACTACGCGTTGCTCCCCCCGATGCACACGCTCGACAGCGACGACGGCGGCAAGGAGTTGCTCGACGCCGTGCGCAGCGTCGGCGCCGTCGCGTGCGTCATCGACACGTTCACGGGCGCGGTCGGCGGCGAAGAGGACAAGGCCGACACGGTGCGGGCGTTCACCCGCCACACCGGGCTCCGCTTGAAGCAGGCGGGCGTCGCGTACTTGCGCACCGATCATGCAGGCAAGAAGCGCACGAAGGGACCGCGGGGCACGTCGGCGAAGCAGCAAGACGTCGACGTGACCTGGGAGCTACACCGCACGTCGACCGGCGTCACCCTTTCGTGTGAGAAGGGCTCGCGGTTGTCGTGGGTCGGCCCGACGCTCAAGATCGAGCGCAACACCGATCCCGTGACCGGCGACGTGTCGTACTCGCGGCCGGTCCGAATGGGATGGTCGAGCGCCGCGTTCGACAAGGCGCGCGAGCTTGACGAGATCGGGGTGCCGCTCGACGCCGGGCGCGGACGAGCGATCAAGGCGCTGCGCGAATCGGGCAAAACGCCGGGCAAGAACGCGGTGTTGGGGGAGGCGCTGAGCTACCGAAAAGGGCGGGGACAGGTGCCGGGGACAGGTCTTCGAGGGGTCTCGGGGACAGGGTGACGGGGACAGGTCGGGGACAGGAGCCGCTTGCCTGGCTCCGCGCCCGCATTGACCAGGGCGAACGAGCGGGGACAGGTCAAGGGGACAGCGCGGGGACAGCCCCGGCTCGCCTTACTGTCCCCCCGTGCGCTTCTTTAGAAGCGCAAAGGGGACAGGCGCACCCGCCGACGGATCTCGATCCTCGCGAGACCGAGCGAGCCGAGCCACTCGATGACGCGAATGTGACAAGCACCGACGGCTCGCTCGATGACGCGAAGATGACAAGCGTCGACGTCGAGCGAGCCGACGCGTGCTGGACATCGCTGGCCGAAGCCGGGAGACTCTCGGGCCATGTCGTCTGCCGGTGCCCGGCATGCGGCGAGCGGGCGCTCATCGCGTACCGACCGCCGTCGCAGCCGTGGCCCGAATGCCGAGCGTGCCGCTACTCGGATGCGCGCATGAACGGGGCGCAAGCCCCGCGGGTCGCACCGCTCGAAGACGTGACGGCATGGGCGGGGTCCAAGCGCCCCGGCGAGCCACGCTCCCGGCGCGAGCTAGCTCGGGCGGGCTACCGACGTCGGGGGAACCGTGCGCCGAACCGTCAAGGCGTTGACACTTCCGCTGCTTGCGATCCTGGGGGCGTGCACGAGCGCAGCCGCGAATCCGCCGCCGCCGATCACGACGACAAGCTCGACGACGACAAGCCCCCATGAACGACCACCCCCGCACGCGCACCGAGCCGCCGCCCGGTCTCTCACGACAACGGCGACGGCCCGATCGCAAGCGATGCCACGACGGCAAGCTCGGCCGCAAGTTGTACCGCACCCGTCAAGCGCAGTGCTCGGTACCATGTCGTGCATCCGGGCGCACGAGACCCGCGGTGACTACACCGAACGCTCGCATCCGTGGGACGGTTCGGGCGCGTACCAGTTCATCCCGACGACGTGGCGCTACTGGGCGCAGCGTGCCGGGCACGGCACCTGGCGCTACGCGTACGAAGCGCCGTCACGCGTGCAGGATGCCGTCGCCGCGTTCACGCTCGAACACGGCGGCGGGGGCGCATGGTCGATGCGCTTCGGCGACGATCCGTGCACGGGCATGTGACTAGCTCTCGGGCTCGTCGTCGATCTCGACGGCTTCGACCATCTTCGAGTCGATGCGCAACAACGATTCGGGCGACACCGCACGCGCCCGCACTTGCCGCACCCGCACTTCGAGATCGAGACCGCATGCGCGAATGGCGTGCAAGATCTCGCCGACCGACTCGATCGGGACGTCGGTGAAGGTGAGCGCGATCGTCTTCACCGGGGGCACGGCATGCACGATGACACAAAAAAAAAGGCGCCCCCGCCGCAGGCCGTGAAGACCGTGCGGCGGGGGCGCCGTGCAGCAACGAACGACTGAGCACCACCCCGATCGCTCGTTGCTGCGACCTGGGCTAGCTTGCTTCGCGTGATGCCAACTCGTCACGAAGCCGCGCCGCTCGGACTTGACCGATGCCGGTGATGTGCACGATCCCCCCGAGCGGGAACTCGGGACTCTGCTCGCGTACTTCGTTTGCACCGAGCGACGTGACGATCGTGCGCAGCGTCTCGGTCGAGAGTGCCTTGATCGCTGCTTCTTCCCTTCGAGATGTTCGGGGTGTTAGACGTCTATCACTCATTGCTTGAGCGCTCACGCTTGCGTGAGTAGCCCATCTCATCGGCCCATGCACGGGCTTCGACGAGCGAAGCCACATCGTGCGTGAAGCCGTCGAACGGTCCGCCGTACAACACGACGTGCCAGTAGTCGGGGCCGGGTTCCGTGACGATACGCGTGATGCTCGCAAGCCTCGGCGCGTCGTCGCTTGTGTCGTAACGCATCATGGGTCAATCTCCTTTCTCGGCGTTGTGCCGGAGTTCCTCCCATTTCTCGGCGGTGAGCACGTCACGCACTCGCTGCGAGAGATGAGCCGGTTGCTCGGCCGCACGCTCGCTGCGCTTGCGCAGCTTCGCGTTGTCGGCTTCGAGCATCGAGATGATGTCTTGCAGCTTGTCCACCTGGCGCTGCAACTCGATCGCACGATCGACGAGCGCGTCGATTACGTCGTTGCGCTCGGGCTCGTGCGCCGTCAACTCGTCAAGCTCGCGGTTCTCGAACGCGACGATCGCTTGCGCGGTCGGCGGTTGCGGCTCGGGTGGCAGTGCCATCTTCGGGTCGACAAGCTCCACCTTGATGAGCGGATTGGCGCCCGACTGATCGGCGAACGACTTCGCGATCGGGTACTTGTACGTGCGCAGCACGAGCGAACGCTCTTCGAGTTTGCGAAGCGTCCATCGCAACGTGCCGAGCACCATCGGTAGCTCTTGCGTCATACGCGTGAGGATCGACGTGTTGTCGACGCGCACGACGGCGCCACCGTGTCGCTTCAAGTACCACAACACGCGAAGCTCGTGGTATGTGTATTCCTGCTTCCTGGGCGGCATTGCTTGATGTTCCTTTCGTGGGGATGTGGGGGTGCTCGTGCACCGAACCCCGCACCGGCTTGTCGTCGGTGCGGGACTCGCTGAACGTCACTTGCGACCGCGCGCGGAGATCGGCATCTCGAAGAGTTCTTCGACTTCGATGCGACCGTCGCCTTCGTCGATGATCTTGCCTACGACGAAGTTGCCGGGATGCGACACGCTCGGCTCAAGAAGCGACGACCAGTGTTTCCCGGCCGGAACCTTGAACACGACGTGCTCGGCATCACGGTGCCACATCACGATCGGCTTCGTGCCGTTGCCCCAATCGACACCGACTTGCTCCCACGCTTCTTCGTGGTACGGCACGCCGTTGCGATTCTGGCCGACACGCTTCCACGTTCCGTGCGAGTGCATTTCGTTCACCTCCTTCCGATGCCGCGGGTCGTGCCGAAGAACCGATAACCGGCGACATCGACAGTCACCTTCGGTGCTTCGGCATCGACGCCGCTCGGCATGATGTCGTTCATCAACGTGTCAACGTCGGTTGTGGGATCGTCGGCGACATCGACTTCGATGGTCAGTGTCATCTTCACGGTTTCCACTCCTTTGCTTGTGCGTCGATCCCGCGTCGTTCAAGCTCGTCATCGACGTGCCCGAGCGAGCGCATGAGATCCGTGCCGACACGCTTTTCGCTGCGCCGCCCCAAGCCGGGGATGCGCTGGCCGCGGAACTCGTCGTCGTCGAGCGCCGCTTCGAGTAGGCGCTTGAGATTGAGTAGCTCTTTCGTGGTCACTGGCTTGCTCCTTTCGTGAGCCCGCGGCGGCGAAGCTCGTACACGACGGCGCGCCGCGCGCTCTCACTGAACGACTGCGACACGACCATCTTCTTTGCTTCTTCGATTAGTGCACGGTCGGTCATGTTCCCGTACACGATCTCGTCGAGATCACGCATTGCGATCACGCTCCTTTGCTTCTTGACTGCGACTCGTTGCTCTGATTCGGTAGTTCGATGCCATGTCGTCACCCCACTTGCTCGGGCTCGAACTCCGGGTGCTCCGGTGCGCAACGCACGCAGACGTTCCCGAAGTAGGTGACGCGCGCGCCGCAGAATCGGCACCGTGCTTTTACTTCGCGCATGGTCATTTCCTTTCGTTGTCGTGGTGCGTGTGCACCGAACCCCGCACCGATCTCGCGACCGGTGCGGGACTCGCTGAACGTCACCGCCATGACTTGAACCGCTCGGTCGCAACCCGACGGAACAGCCGGGCGAGATCGCTCGGGTCGTTGATGTCGGCCGCGAACGTCGCGCCGTGATCCCGCGGGGCACGATCCGGGTGCAGCGCAGCAAGCTGCTTGCTGTAACCGTTGTCGAGCCGGGCGAGTACCGTCGTGATGCCTTGCGCGTTCAGCGCATCGATCACGCGGTCGGCGCTCGTGCCGTACCACTCACCATCGGTCAAGATGATGACGAGCCGGTTCTTCACCTCACTCCCGGCGACGACACGGAACGTCTCGTTCAGTGCGCTCGTCGGGTCGGTGCCACCCAGTGCGTCGGGCACGAACATGCGACCGTCAACACGGTCGTTCGTGTTCGCAAGCACCTGGTGCCGATCCGCCTCGAAGGCAAACACGGTGGTCGAACCTTCGAGATCGTCGACGGCCGACCGGATCGCCCACGTTGCTTCGGCGAGACGATGGGTCGCGCCCATCATCGAGCCGCTCACGTCGAGCAGCAACACGACTTCAAGCTCGGTGCTGTCCATCATGCCGGGGTCGTAACGATCGAAGAGTTCGTCGTAATCAACGTTCGGGTTCATCAGCCGCCGCACGTTGAGGCGACCGCCGTCAACGCGCTTGAGCCAACCCGCTTCGGTCTCATCCTTGAGATCGAGCAGTGCGTCGCTCACCTCGCGGTGAAGCTGCCGTGCCGTGTCGGTCGCATCGACGAACGTGCCTTGCTTCTCGTCGCCCTCGGCCGCGTCGCCGCCGCGCCCGTGGTCGAGCGCGTCGATGATCGTGTCGAGATCCTCCCGAGCGCGATCGTTGTCGTTGATCGCTTCGGTCGCCGCTTCCGTCAATGCACGACGAACGTCGTCGCGGGTGATCGGCTTGTCGTTGTCGCGCTTGCGCTCGACGTGCTCCGAGCCAGCGCCGCCGCCGCTCGTGTCGGTGCGTGCACCGTCGCGTTCGGTTGCGTTGCTGTCGTCGTTGCTGTCGGTCGCGCTTGCGCCGCCGTCACCTTCGTCACCTTCGTCGCCGTTGTCGTCACCTTCGTCGGCGGACTCGCCGCCGCCGTCAGTGTCGTCGTCGTCTTCGTCGGTGCCGTCGCCGCTCGCACCGTCGTCGCTGTCGTCGTCGTCACCGTCGTCGGTGTCGTCGGCGTCGGCTTCGTCGGCCGTCCGCGGTGCCTCGGTGCCTTCCACCTCGTCGGTGTCGGGCTCGCCGCCGTCGATGACCTGGCAGCCCTTCGGCAGCTTCGGCATGTCGTCGGCGAACAACGCGTGAAGCTCGTGCAGGATGTTCCACGCTTCTTCGACTTCGGTTTCGCCGGGGTCGAGAAGTCGCTGGTACTCGCCGATCAGCCGCGTCACCTCGTCGGTGATGTGCTGACCGTGCACGCGGATCATGTTCGCCTTCGCTTGTGCACGCACGTCGTCGGGGAGCCAAGTGCGACCGGTCATCAAGAGCCAAGCCGTTTCGCCCGTCGGCGAGAGGTGATGCGCAAGCGCAGCCGTCAAGTAGCCGCGCCACGGAGCGAACCGCGTGAGGATCAAGCGCTCCTGCCGTTGATCTTCGGCGATGTTCGCGAGCATTGCGATGCCCGGCACATAGCTTCGATCGGCTTCGAGCACTCGGTACATCAGTGTCGAACCCTTGCGCGGTGAGTAGAGAACGTGCCCTAGCTCGTGCGCGTTCGTCCCGAGCCACACTGCGATGTCGAACCGGGTTGTCGGCTTCGGCATCGACGCGTATGCGAATGAGATCGTGTCGCCTTCGAGCGTTGTCCATGCGGGCGCCGGGCCGGTCTTCTCGATACGCAACGCGTCAACGTCGATCGAGAGGATCTGATCGGTGAGCCGAAGCTCACGGGCCAAGCGCTGCACTCGAAGGAGTTCCTTCGGCGGCACGGTCTTCACGTCGAGATTGACGTGCGTTTCGCCTCGCCGTTGTGCAGTCATTGTGCTCACTTCCTTTCGCTTGCTTGCCAGAACCTCGAAGCGACTTGCCTCGGGGTTCGCATGAGCGCAGCATCACTAAGGATAGCTGCACTCGTGCGAAGGGTGCGAGTGCTTCGCACCCTTCTGATTGTTAGACGTCTATCATCGTCACTCGTCGTCGTCGGCATCGACACCTTCGAGTTCGGCGGCGATCACGTCACGGTTCGCTTCGAGCGCGTTGCGCACCGCGCCCCGCTCTTCGGGCGGGAACCGGTACACGAACAACTCTTCGGCGACTTCGATGCCAAGCTCCGTCGCGTGTTCCTCGAACTCTTGCAGCGAGTTCGTCGAGACGGGTGTGCGGATCTCGGGGAGCGACCGAATCATTTCGGCCATCTCCAAGAGGTGACGCGAGTCGAGCAACTGCGCTTCGACGTCGTGGTCGTAATCCCAGTCGATGTGCACCGGGAACCGGTTGTTCAACGCTTCGTTCAGTCGAACCCCGCCCTGATAGCCGGGGTTGTACGCCGACGTCGCGAAGAACGGTTGCGGCTCGGTGAGTGCTTCACCGGTTACGGGGTCGTACTCGACACCGCCGTACCCGGCGTGAATCACTTCGCCGTTCTCGGGCACCGACATGCGCCGTGCCACCGAGAGCAACTGATGCCATGCCGCGGTGATCCGCGGGTGCGCCATGTTGATCTCGTCGATCAGCACGACACCGCCGTACCGGACGACGAGCGTCATGTCGCCGTCGACGAACTTGGCGACCGCGTTGCCTTCGACGTCGGCTTCGATCGTGGTGCGACCGATCACGACGCCGGGGTCCATCGCCGCGTTCGACTCGACGATGACGAAGGGCAACCCCCGGCTCGCGGCGTACGCACGGAACAACGTCGTTTTGGCGCTGCCGGTCGGCCCGGCAAGCAGCACGTTCTTCTCGCGCTGGATCGCGTAGTCGAGCAGGTCGAAGTCTTCGACACCGCGGATCGAGCGGTGCACGTAACCCTCGGCAACTTTCGGGTCGGGGATCAAGCCCGCGACACGAGCCCGGTCTTCGATCGGGACAGTTTCGAGATTGAAGGTCACTGTCATTGCTTCGTTCCTTTCGTTGAGTGTGGTGCTCGTGCACCGAACCCCGCACCGATCGTGTGACCGGTGCGGGACTCGCTGAACGTCACTGCGTTCACCTAGAGACCGCGGAGGTTGCCCCGCTTCTTGGCGGGCGCCTTCTTCGCAGTCGGTGCCGCTGCCTTCGGTGCAGCGGGCTTCGGAGCGGCCGCGGTCTTCTTGGCCGCGGCCTTCTGTGCACGCCGGGCACGCAGCTTGTCGACGTGACCGAGCGTCTTCGTCAAGCCGTCGTGCAGCTTGCTCAACGCGTCGGCGTCGGTGCCGGAACCGATCGCAGCGATCAGCTTCGGTGCTCCGTGCTGCAAGTCGTGCAGCGCATCGAATGCCGCCTTCGCCGCGGCATCCGTCGTCTTCGGCGGCGGCATCTTGCGCTCGATGCGTACTGCGGCACGCACCCGAGCAACCGTCACCTTCTCGTGCTCCTTCTTCGCCGTGCGCTCGACGTCACGCAACACGCGCGTCGCAACGTTCGTGTTGCCGTCGGCCGCGATGAGCGGCAGTACCTCGCGGTGTACCGAGAAGTTCAATCCCGGTATCCGCTTGTCGGCGGGCCAGCGCTTCGCGGTGTCGCGGTAGAGCCGAAGCGTGGTGACGCTCAAGCTCTTCGTGATACCGGCCGCTTCGGCTTCGGCGATGATCTCGTCGAAGCCGTCGTCGCCGTTCGGCACTTTCACCTTGAGCAACTCGGCGAGATGCCAGCGGTCATTCTCGTTCTCGATCGACTGCAAGGCATCAATGACGTCACTGACGTCCCCGATCTTCGGGTTGGTTGCCATGTCATTTCCTTTCGTTTGGTTCGTGGTGCTCGTGCACCGAACGTCGCACCGATCGTGACTGACCGGTGCGACACTCGCTGAACGTCACGCGGCGAGCACGAGCAGGTGCGCGTACTCGAAGAACTTCTTGCCGTCCGCGTACTCGACGACGATTGCTTCGCCGCCCGGCGCGAGGAACTTCACGACGGCGGGTTCGCCGTGCGCGTAAACCGTTTCGCCGATCTTGAACTTCGTCATGCGTGCACTTCCTTTCGGTGCGTGAAGAAGTGAGCGACTGCGAGCGCAATCGCTGCGATTACGAAGTGCTCGATGTCGCCGTGGGTGACTTCGTGCGCTTCGGGGAGTGCGTGATTGAGGATGTGAAGTGTGGTGCTCATCGGTATGTTACTCCGTGGGTGTTAGACGTCTATCGTCGAACATCGTTCGATGTTCGGTGAGCGCATCGATCAGTCGCAGTGATCGGGTGTGGTGAGCCGCTGCAAAATGCGAGCCGTGATCGATGCGCTCGCCGAACACCGCCGACGCTCGTTGCGAGCGCCGGGTGTTCGTTGCAATCCGCCGTGAGAACGACACGCGTGACGCGTGCCGTGCAGCCGTTAGTCTGCGATGCCGGGACGATCGGTAGCTCAGCGTCGAAGCGCTGCCCGTACTCACTAGAACCGATCAAGTTGGTGGTTCGGATTGCGTTCTCGCTTGCTTGCCGGGGAGCGAGTCACCCGCCTTCGGTCCGTTGTTGCGCTCGGGTGTCGAGAGCCGCCATGCGAGACACGCGCTGCTTGCGAGTTGTCCGAGCGAGTGGCCGACTTCTGAGGTTCGGCTCGCTCGGCGTTCGCTGCGCGCAATCGCCGCCTTGCTCCCGGTCGATCGCTCGACCGAAGGTCACGCCGTCCGAGTCTGGCGCTGCGCTCGTGCGTAGCGACGCTCCCTCCCCACGCAGGCGCTACGTGGGATTCCGGCTACCTGGGCTCTGCTTGCGTCCCATCTCGTGGAGCCCGCTTCGCCGGTCGCTCCCCGCCTCGGCTTGGAATCCGTGCGGACGATCGTGCTGCGCTGCTCATGGAGCCTCACACGCCGGTCCATCGCTACCTGGGGGCCGGATCGCAGGCGGGGGGCTTGACTCCTTGCTCGTGGAGCCCCTTCGCTTCCATAGAGATCATACCCCAGATAGACGTCTAACATGCCCTAGATCCCCTAGTTGTGACGGATGTCACATTTCGGGTATGCTCCTGGGCATGGCTAATCGAACCAGTACCAGCAAGCGCACCCCCGCCTCGAAGCTCGCCACGGGCACGGACAAGCCCGTCACGGGCGACGGGGCTCGGGTCTCGATCAACGTGTCGCTCCCGGCGCACCTGCACCGGCAGCTACGCATCAAGGCGATCACCGAAGATCTCTCGCTCACCGAAGCGGTCGCTGCCGCCGTCGGGGAGTGGGTCGAGTGACACCTGAGCAAGTGCAACGCGATCTCGAAGTCGTCGGCGAGATGCTGCGCAGCGACGCATTCATCGAGGCGATGCGCGACGCGATGCAGTCGGGCATCGCCGACGGCATCGAGAACGCAATCATCAACGCGATGCCGCGCCCCGGCGAGATCCTCACCGCGATCCGCGACGGCGTGGCAGCCGCGCTCACGACAAGGAGTGAAACGTTATGAAGCAACGAACGACGTTGCGCATGTCCCGGCATGCGCGACAACGGTGCGTCGAGATGGGCGTGCCGACAAAGGAAGTCAAGCGCGTGCTCAACGATCCCGAGCGCATCGAGTATCCGAGCGCGAGTCCCGACGTCATCGTCGTCGTGAGCGGGCGACTTGCCGTCCCGTACAACACGCGTACCGGCGATGTCGTCACCGTGATGTGGCACGGCAAGGAGTCGCGGCTCGTCGACGGATGGGGGCTCGCATCGTGACGGACACGCGCACGATCACCAAGGAAGAAGCGAAACGGCAAGTGTTCGGTCTGATGTGTGAAGCCGAAGTGCGCGCCAAGAACGCGAGACGGCAGTATCAACGCACGGCGAGCGCAGTGCGCGTCGAAGCGTTGCGGGAAGCACTCGACGTCATCGATCGGATCGAGCAGTGAGCTACGGTATTCGCCTCGTGCGGCTCGAAGGCATCGATCTCAATCCGTACGACGTGCGCCCGCACCCCGGCGACTGGCTCTCGCAGTACGACCCCGACGCGTACGAAGGCCGGGGCGCCGCAGTGTGGACACCCGACAAGACGCACGCGCTGCGCTTCAACATCCCGGCCGATGCGATGCGACGCTGGCGCGCGCAATCGACCGTGCGACCGTGGCGCCGCGACGGCAAACCGAACCGGCCGTTGACTGCGTACACAATCGAGATCGTCGAGATCAACGGCGGCGACGCGCCGTCCCCGATCGTGCGGATGATGTCCGCAACCGAGAACCTCTGAGCCGAGCATGTCGAGGTGGCGCGCATCTGCGTTCATTCGTCATGGGAGCAGGTCATTGCGGTCAGCGCTTCGATCCTCGGACAGAGTAGGCAGTGCCCCGACGGCCGTTAGCGTCGGGGCACTGCCGCGTACTGATAGACGTCTAACAACCCTGGGGGTTGGCGCGCTACCGGCGCCGACGTGGGGTGCGCCGAGTCGTGGTGCGGCGACGGGCCGAGTGAGAGCGGCGGTGCTGCGACCGGTGTGGTAGCACGCTCTGCACTTGACCCGCGCCGCGCTTGCGAACGTAACGCTTCGTCATCGCGGGCGTGACCTTCTTCACACCCTTCGCCTGGCGCTGTGCCGACCGGGAGCGGGCATTGCGCAAGGTGTTCACCCGCTGCTTCTCGGAGATCCCCGCCGCTCGCGCTTGCGCCTTCGTCGGCACGGGGAACCTTCGGTTCGTTCGATCGATGAACGCTGAGTTCGGAAGCGCGTTGCGTTGCTTCGTCGAGAGAGCCATGACACTTCTCCCTTCTCGATGTTCGCAGCGTAAGTCTTTCCCGCTTACACTTCGCACGATGCCGAACGCGACGAAGCGTCGATGCACAACACCGTGTTGTCCCAACCTCGTGACCGATCGAGAGCGCGGATACTGTCCGGCATGTCGACGACGGGCAGGACTCGGGGCAGGCACGGGCACAAGGGGTAGCAACTGGCTTCGCGTCCGCGCGCAGTTGCTCGCACGATCACCGCGTTGCGTCGATTGTGGGGATGTGGCGGGGGTGGCCGACCATGCCCCCCGATCCCGGCGTGACCTGATCGCCGATGGCGTGGCCGATCCCGACGCGATCGAGTATCTCGTCGCTCGCTGCGACCGCTGTCACCGACGCGCCGACCGGCTACGACTCAACGCTTGGCTTCGCCATGACTCGACGAGCTAGCCGGGGGAGACCCACCGGCCGCTCCCGCCGCCCGGCG